TCAGGCAAAAGTCTTTTGTCAAATTTAATTGGGCTACCAAATTCAAATGTTCTTGATTTTTCTGTTCCAGATTTTGCGTAAATACTTTTTTTCAATAAAAAACTTTCTGGGTTACCATTTGCGTCTATTTTATACACCGATATATCAGTCGCGTCAATTGAACTAGAAAAGGTAAAATCTATTGGGGCCGTCGTAAAAAATTCTTGTGCACCTTGGTTTGGAGCATTTACCCGCATTCCTTCATCTACTACTGGGGCATATCTAAAGTCAGGAACAACGTTTGCTCCTGATCCTATTGGGGGAAGTAATATAAATACATCTAGTTCTACGTTTGCTGCAACAGTTGGTTTAACCTTATAGCCTAATCCTCTTGCAATCGACATTATATTACTTCTTTCTTGAGCCTCTGTTATTAAGCTTTCTCTAAGCTGGTTATCTATATAATAAGATAATACATCTCCAACATAGGCTGCCATTTCCATAAATATCATTCCAGGAGAAGATTCATTAAAGTCGTTAAACACATCTGGAAAATAAGTTTTAGAGTAGTCTATTAGTTTTGTTCTAAACTGCTGAAAATCTTTATTTAGGTATCTTAAATCTTTTTTAATTGTTTGTAGTCCCATATTAATCCGCCTTTATGTCTAGTATAATAGTTCTTTCGTCTATTGTATTATTAATTAAACCTATAGTTAAATGGACAATAATACCGTGATTTACATCTGCAAATGATGTTCCTTCTTGCGGATTTTTTGGTATTTCTGCTGAAGGATTCTTAATTACAATATATGGCAACCAAAATGCTATTGCGTCGGTTATTTCAGTTAAAACTGCCTCTCTAAGGTTTGGGTAGTTTGGCTCAAATAGAAATCTTCGTATATTTGTTCCAAAGTTTGGATGCATTACCCTTTCGCCTTTAACGGTTAATATTAAATTTTTAACATTTGATACTGCTTGGTCTATAGACAAATAGTTTTTATTAAATAACCTCCCATTATCTCCCTTTAAAGGTAAAGATAATCCCAGCGATATGTCCTGTTCAAAATCTAAAGGCTCTATTTTAAACTCTTCTCTTCCTGGTCCAGGGTTTGAAGATCGCTTTACAATTTTACCTCTTGAAGGATCAATTTGAACATTATTTTCGTTATCTACTATTGGTTCCATTATACGTTATTATTTTTTCTTTTTATCGATTGCTTTCATTAAACCGCTATAATCTCTAGTTAATACTCCTGCTAGTTCGTCGTCTATTTGCACGTGTTTTCTGTCATCTGGTAACATTTGTTTGGCTGATGGTTTTCCTCCAAACATCTGTTCAGGTGATTCCATTCCCATCATTGAAGCTAGGCCGGCCCTACCATCACTTGCATTTAATGTTTTTCCTCCCATAGTTTTCCATTGATCTTTAGGAGTAGCTGCAGTTTCATTTAATACTTCATTTAAAATAGGATCTTTTGCAAAACTTTGTTTTTCTGTATTAAACAATCCATCTGCATGTTCCATCATTTGATTAAATTCTGTCTTTTTAGAGGGTTGTTTTTTGTTTAGTTCTTCTTTTATTGCTAAACGTACTTCTTTTCTGACAACTTTTTTTATAACCTCTAGTAAATTTGATTTTTTCATAATTTTTCCTCTTTTGTAATACACTATTTATCAATATATAAATATCAATAAATAGCAAATATTAACTATAACCATGGCAATGTTACACCGGATGTAGTATTTACAGCTTTTCCTGTAGCAAACCACTGAAGAGCTACTAAAGACATGATATTTCCGGCACTTCCTAATTGGGTTATTTTAACAATAGTTGCTCCTTGTTGTTCCCATATTGGGCATGGAGATAGTGGTGGAATCGCTGCAAATGCTGGTAGCATTCCTAGTCCTAACGATGCAGCAAATGCTGCTGCTCCTTGTTTCATAAGTGTTTTTCCTGGGTCTTCTGGCTGATTATATGCATTTATAAATATTCCAAATGCTGCTTGTCTAGCTATTTCTGCAGAAACAGATGGTGGAGCTGGTTTTCCAAACCCATTGTAAAATGCGTCTGCCCATCCATTTGCAAAAGCAAGAGCATTAGTTGGAGGATTTGCTTCCAATTTATCTACTGCGGCTGCGAATAATGCTGGGTTAAACGGCATAGTTATAGTGTTTTATTTTGTGGACTTAAAAATTCTTTTAATCTACTTTTTATTGATGAATATTGAGATGCGTTTATGGGCGGCCCGCTGACGCCAACCGGAGTGGGATGTGTTTCTGCCGCTAGTGCGTCACATAACTCTTCAAGCAGTCCTAGTAGAGTATCTCCTAATACTACTGGCTCAACAGCATCTAATCCAAGGTATATTTCCGGACTATTTATTATTGTTTCACCTCCACTATCAACATTAAAAGTTCCGTTGGTAGATATTCCAACAGTTTCGTTACCTATAATTAAAATAGCGTCTTCTTTTGCGTTAAATAGTAATCTATCTGAATTTATAATTACCTGTTTTCCTGCATATTTATTTGGGCTATCTGGTTTGTAAGCCATAATTTTCTCCTATACTAAAAAGTCCCATGTTGGGTGGCTTCTAGGTACTCTAGAAAACATACCTGTTCCTGGCGCATATTCCCAGTGCCAACGCTCTTTTGCAACCGTTCTAATAAATCCATACTCATGCATATTTGCAACAAGCCATCTCCAAGTTTTAGATGTTTCTTTATAACCTTTAAAGTCTGGATCTCTTTTTGGATGTCCCCATCTTTTACCCATACCTGTATTTATATCAAATGCTTTACCATTTTGGTGGTTGGAATGTCCTGGTCCAGCGGTTAATGGATCAAAATATCCGCCTTGTTTTTGCTGCTTTGACCAACCATCGTCATATACCCCAGCTGGTTTTGACAATCCAGACTTGGTACCTTGATATGCTTTATCGGCATTTTTTCTTCTAAGAGTCATTTGGCCATCGCCTCCAAACCCTTGGCCTGAATATGCCTCCATAGGTCTGAATCCGCTATTAACTTTAACAGTGACTCCATCTTTTGATGCTGCTTGTTTTACAGTTAATATTTTGTCTGCAAAAGCCTTATTTACAATTTTACCGTCAATAACTACACATGTTATTGTTTCAACAAATTTACCTCTTCTATACGCATCGTATTCTCCAGCATCTTGTAGTTCTTCAACAGCTTCTTGTATGTCTTCATCTGCCTCAACTTCTGTTTCAGATACTGGCCCAGTTTCGCCTTCTCCATTTTCTGCACCTCCACCACCGGCTCTTTGATCTCCTTCAGCCTTACCTCCACTAGTTGCTCCACCATCAGTTGGAATTTCAGCAGCATCAGGTCCAGCAATGGCTTCTCGTTCTGCTTCTTTTGCGCTTTCATAAGCTTGGCCATAAGAATCTGCCAATTTAGAGGCTACATCTATTGGAACACTTTGTCCTGATAACATCCATACCCCTGAAGAATCTTCGTTTATACTTTCTATGTGATACCCTCCATCGGTTGTTGAGTGGCCGGTTGATAATATAGTTATTGGATCTCCATCAACTCCGTCTTTAGACCAATCATTTTCGGTATCAGGTTCAGATACGGTACTACCAAATCTTAAGGACTGACCAAACCTTCCTTCCAATATAGTATCTCCTTCATATGGAAAAATTCTAGCTATTGTATCTGATTCAAATGTATTACCAAATGGAAGGTCATTTACGTCTCCCTTAGAGTTACCAGTAAAAGTTCTATAATTCTTATCATCACCTCCGGCTTTATTTATATTATAACTCGCAGCTGGTAATCCGTTTTGGTTAACTCCTTGCCATACTCCAACTGGCATACTAATATAATACTTTTCAGTTGATGCTGTACTTAATTGAGCTGCTCTTCCAGCGGCTGCCAAAAGTACAACTATTTCTCCTAGTAAAGGATATTGTCTTAGGTTTGGAAATAAAGGATTATACCAACTACAACTATCTCCAGAAATACCAAACTCTCTTGGAAAAGCTCGAGCCTGTATACTACCAATAACCCTATATTGACTAGGATTAAAGGCTGGATGAGATGGATCCATTATTATATCAACAACTTCAGCCGATTCAAGTAAAGCTGATTGAATTGCTTTGGCTTGGTTATTTTGACCCGTTACTGATGGATTACTTTTTTTACTTGGTTTTATCCTTGGCATGTTCTTCTTCCCACTTAACGGGCTTTTCAGTTTCCTTTATTGTATCTAATAGTTGTTTTCTTTCATCATCGCTAAGACTAAAATCACTTCCTTCAGACTCAGATCTGGTTTGAGCTCTTTGAACAATACTAGCCATTTTAACCAGCATGTCGTCATTTTTTATTCCTACGTCTAGATAATCCTTTATTAATGGTACTAGTATTGTTGCATCGCTTATATTTTTAATTAGTGGATGCAATTGAGCAATTAAAGAATTTATCTGCTTATCTTTTTTCTTAGAATTCGTATGAATTTCCTTTAATAAGTCAGAAAAATTCTTACCTTGAAATATTTCTTCTTCAAACATAATAATTCCCTTTAGTATAAATATCAGATTCCGTAAAAAATAAAAGGCCCGGAGAATTAACTCCGAGCCTAATAATTATTTGTATCCTATTCTTATTATTTTTTAATAAAGAATGAGGCCACAACTAGTAATACTACTAATCCTGTGAATCCACCTTGGCCAAATCCGTTTACTAATGTAGTAAGATTTGCAATCACATCCATTCCAAATACTGAACCACCAGTTAATACGAACCATAAGATCGTTACTGGAAGAACTGCCATAAGTACTGTAAGTAATCCGCCAAAGAATCCTGTAATATATTTAATTACGTTATCCATTTTGTTTTCTCCGTTTTTTAATTGTTAATAATTGTCGAGAGCATTTGTCCAATATGGACGTTAATTAAAATTTAAGACCAAACCCTAACATAAGGTTTGTAGTCTTTTCTCCTGTGTTGTAAACCACTTTAGGATCTACGTATACACCTTTGTGTATAGTGAATAATTTACCTAAACCAATCTTTAAAGATTCAGTGTCTAGGCCTGAAGTTGCAGCATATACAAAATATCCTTTGTGAAAATATCTTGCATGGAAATCTAATTCCATATCAACCGTTGAGTCTGCTTGAGCTATGGAAACTCCAACCATTAAGTTGTCTGTTACCCCATATCCTACAGTTGGCGAAACTGCCCAATCTGTCCAAGCTACGTTTGCCACGTCTCCAGTACCAATGTACCAATCGCCTTTTGTCTGTGCCTGTGTTCCTATAATAGATGCACATGCCAATACTACTGTTAAAATAATTGTTCTCATAATTTTCTCCTCTGTTCTTGCTTATTTAGAATGCTCTCTGTTTAAGCCTTTATTGAATAACCACGCGCTATTCATATAACCTTTATTTAATAACCTTTTGTTATAACCATTTATAAATATACTTTTTTAATTAAAAAATTTACCTTCTTGAAATTTTTTGAATTTATCACTAAAATCTTCCTTTATGACATTAACGACCTTTGTAATGTGTTGTGTTTTGGTGTCAGTCATTTCTCTAATTAAAATATATAGTGCTTTTTTATTGAATATTTCTATGTTTTTTCTTTCTTCGAATATTCTTAAAACTGCATAGGCTATTCTTTTATCTCTGCTGGATCTAAATCTTTCTTCAACAATTCTTTGATAATATTGTGGAAACTTTTCCATAAATACATCTAAGTCGTCTCTATAATCTTGTGTACTGCTTTCTCTACCTAGATCTCTTTCCCTGTCTATTGCAATTATAGGTTTTTTTGCCTTTAAATCTCTATAGTTTCTATTATTATTTTGTATTAAATAATTTTTTGCAACAATACTAAAATATGAAAAAGCCTTTCCTTTTCCCTCAACAAATTTTGGCAGTTTTTCAAGCATAAATGCTATTACTTCATGTTGTATTTCTCTAGGTCCGCCGTCAAAGTAATAAAATTTAAACGTATGTATAATATTTTCTGCTAGCTTCATGAGCGGTTTATGTATGAACTCATTATACACCTTGTTTTTTAACGCTTGAGAAGTGTCTTTATTATACGCAATAATTGCTCTTTCAGTTTCAAGAGTAAAATATAATTTATTTTTTCTAGGTCGACCTCTCTTTGTCTTTAAAGCCTCTATTGCTGCTAATCTTCTTTCTTCCTCTAGGTCAGAATAGAATTGTTCTACTGGAGATAGTTTTTTATTTTCCAATTAAATCCTCCAATTTTTTAATTTCAGAACTTATTTGATGGTAAATTGAACCCACTTCGTCATCTTTTTCAAACATACCTTTATTGTCTAACTCTCTTATATTGGATAAAATTAATGAAAGAGAATTATAGTATGAAACTATCCAGTCAAACGTTTCTTCATTTGCGTCTTCTAATTTTTCATTTTTCCTAAATAAATTAATGTTTGTATAAATTGAAACAACTAGTAAAACTGATACTAGCCAAATCATTTATTATCTCCAAATAAGTCTTTAAATAAGTCTGCAGCGTTATCGTTTGCAGTAGACACCTTAGGTTTTTTACCGTATGGTTTAGGGTTTTTACTAATAGATTCGACAATCTTATTACCAAATTTCCAATTTTCATATTCTATTCTAGAAGCCATATGATCTGCATGGTGGAGTACTATTGGTAAATTATTCCATAAAGCTTTTTCTTTACCATAAGGTTTAAGGTACGCATCATTTGCTGAGTCATATACTCCATCGTGTGTTAGTATAGCTATCATTTCATTTTGCGAAAACTTTATTCCAAAATTTGAAAGCAACCATATGCTCCTATGTGGAACAGTCATGTGCTGAATGTTAGGGTTAGGATCATAAATCTTACCTTGATTTTTTCTATGCCATTCACTAGGGTTAGGTACGTAATATTCGTTGTCAATGTCTCCGGCCTTACCCAAGTCATGGTTAAGGGCTGCAAACATTAATTCTTCGTGAGAATAATTAGATACATGGGATCCCATATCTTTCCACATGTTGTATACCTTATCTGCACACGACATTACTCTCAGTACATGGTCAACATATCCACCAGCAAAACAGTTATGAAAATGTTCTATTCCAGACGCTGGAGCCAACATCATAGTTTCTCCTAATTTATTATAAAGCTCTAGTAATTTATTTTTTCTATCGCCTTCAAAATTATCTTCTATTGCCTGAATCAATTTATTCCAGTTCTCTAGTATTTGGTCTTCTGTTAAATTCATATTATTTCCCTATTTTTTTTTCCTATTATTAAAGGAGATCCATCTTCGTGTTTACATATATGAAAGCAATTAGACTTTTCCCTAATAATTAGACTTTCACCCTTGTATGATGGATAATTCTTATAAACGTAATCTGTTATTTTTGCTATTGTTTCTTCTGTCATCGTTATTCTCCGTATAAACTAAATTGACGTGGTGGTTCTGGCGTTTTTTCTACTTGGTTGATAGAATATACTTTTCCATCAAACGCCGCTAAATGATAATCTCTGCATCCAGTATCTCTAAACACATATTCCAATCCGTCTGTTAGTGAATCTAGTATCTTGTCTGTTCTACCTACAGGTTTCCATCTGTCTCCTGGGGCTACTCTTTCTAGAACTAGTGTTTTAATATCTTCAGTTTGTTTCATATTAGTCAAATAATAATTTCATTTGTTTTTTGTCTCTATCTAAATTTTTGTCTTCGATATCACCAAAAGTTTCTCTGACAGATTTTTCATGGTATCCTATAGCATGTGCCATTCTAACACATACAACTTTGAATTCATTGCAAGTCATGTCATTTGGAAGCTTTAATTCAATAGATTTTGCTTCTTTTGTTTCGTTACCTCTTTTATATATTAAAAAGTCGTAGTCTTTATCCATATTAAAAATCTCTTAACCGTTATTATTGGTAAATATATAATCCATATAAAAAAGAGAATTGATAAAACAATTGATACGATAAATAATAATATTAATAGTACGATTATTTCTTCTAGTATCTCTTTCATTATATTATAATATAATAAAAATTATTCATATAGAAAAATTATTTGTGAAGTTTATTTATTTTTATAGGTTTTTAAGTATTTTTCTCTGTCAAAATTTCTTGGGAATTTTGCTGAGGCTACCTTTGAGTGGAGTTTTATTTCGCTAAGTATTGGTTTTTTATCTTTTTTCCAACGGGTTTTTTCTAGTTGTTTTTTAAGGCTATGCAATTTAAGGGCTGCTGTTGCCATAAGTTCTTCTTTTTCTCTTTTAGTCATTCTTTCAGATTTTTTTCGCTCTCCTTTTTCACTAGGTTTAATACTACCCTTTAGCTCAGGTACTTCTACGCCTTTATGGAAAACATTGCCATCCTTGTCAACAAATTCTTTCATTAGCGTCCAACCTCTAGGTTTATCTGATTTTGGAGCACCAAATTCTACTGGTCCAACTAATTCCTGTACACACTGATTACATGTTATTGCAGTAGCTTCGTCTCCACATTTTGACATTTGGCCACATCGTTTACATTCCATCCATCTATATGTTGCGCCTTCTCGTTCGTTCCAAGCTGTTCCTTTTCTAAATTCAGTGTAGTATTCTATTATTTCTTTTTTCATAACAATCCCTTATTTCTTAGTTGACCTATTTGAACTCTGCTAAGCTTTCCTTTTTTAACCAAGCTTTGGTAATATGCTTTGTCCTTTTCTTTATATATCTCTAAATTTTCAATTTTTTTATCTTTTATTGATTTTTTAATAGCCGTCGTGGGTGTTGCCAATATTTCCTCATTTGTTTTAATCATTTCTTCTAGGTCATCGACAACTAGATCTTGCTTTTTTATCTTTGGTTCGTACCAAGATTTTGGCATTGGGTAAGGTTTATTAAATTCCATGCCGTCTGGTACAGACATTACAATATCTTTAGGTTTTAGCTGTGCAAAAGCCATATTTGCAGCGACTACTAGAGCAATGGCTAATGGATCAAATACAAATATAATCATTAATAAAAACCAATTGACAACCGTATTCATATCTTTACCAGTTGTCTCTGCAAGATATTTTAATGGTCCTAATTCACGTTCCTGTTCGTTATCTACTTGCTTGTCTAATATAGCCATATCGGTCTTTGTTATAGAATCTTCAATTGCGGCCAGTTTTTCATTTATAATATTTCGGTCATCTAAGGTTCTAGCCAATTCATTTTGTAAAGCTCTTCTACTTGAGGATGAGGTTGTAGTTATTAATTGGCCCGATTCTCGGTCTATGTATTGCACTTGAGCTGGATTTGATAAAGATATTCTTAAATCAGAAATAGATTTAGTCAGGCCTTCTTTTTCATATTTAATATCTTGTTTAGACTCTTCAAACCTAACTTGTTTTTGTTTCAATATTGATAATGACTTATCAAGTAGTTCTGACTTTGTTGCTGTTGATTGATAGGCTCCAGATAAAAATCCATATATACCTCCACTAGTTATAATCATCAATACAAAGCATGCAATGGCTAAATAGGCTCTTAGTATTTTATTTATAGTATCCCAATATTGATATAATAGCGATGCTACAACAAGCTTTGCAAACTCAAGACTACCTGCCATGATGATTACTTGGAGACTGGCGCCTGCAAATAACTTACTTAAACCGAATACTGAATAAAACGCTGCTGAACCAGACACTGCTAATGCAGATAAGGCAATTAGTAAAGGTAAAATTTTAGCTTTCATAATAAATAATTATATATTTTTTATTGAAAAGTGATATGTGTATAAGATAATATCTACTCCATCAACCATATCAACGCTGTCCTCAGACTTAGATATTAGTTTATTTCCATTAGATTCAAATAGGTCTTTTATTTTATCTAATATATTTTTATCAGTTGAACACATAGATAAAGTTCCCCACTTTGAACTCACATTAACAGCCGTTGGAGATATATTTGCCGCATCAAAATAATCTCCGTAATTTAAAGACTTGTCAATAGAATCTCTGATACTTTCGCCTTTTGATAGATGTTTAACATACTTATCAAGTAAATCTTTAGGGCACCTATCTATCCAATCATTAAAAAAATCAATGTCGTCGTGGAATAGGTCTTCTTTATCTTCTGTTGTCAGTAGATTCCATAAAACTTTAGTGACAATGTCTTCAGCTTCTTTTATTTCTTTATATAGGCTTCTATTTGCTATGTTGTTAAAATATTCTGTAAAATCGCTTTTAAATTTTTCTGTAGATATTGATTTAGCTTCTAGCTCGGTTAAGGACTCGACATAGGATGACATGTCCTCTTCGATGTTTTCCCAAAAGTTAGAATTGGGGTCAAGTACATCATCAATTTTCCATAAATGTCGTTTGCCTATTCCCATATAAATTTCCTTGTGTACCACCAACCCAACCCAGCTGAACTCTTTTAGCTATCTGTGACGTCTCAGACGCAAACAACTTGAAGGAAGAATTCCTAACACCTTCGTTATATACATATAAATATAGTTTTAAACATTATTATTCTACAATCTGAGCGTCTTTAATGGTTTGGCAAAGTAAATACTTATTTCCCTTTCTGAGTACGTGGTCGCAATTATTGTCGTCTTTCCACATTTTAAGTATTTGCATTGCTACTTGTTCAGCCGTTAAACCATACCTAGAATTTGTAATACCATACGTGTTTGGATCTATGCAGCTTTCGCCAATTTCTCTAACTACTACGTATGCGTTATCTCCATTGTAAAATATTTTTTTCATATAACATTAGCCTGCGGGCCAGTTTTTATTTATAACCTATTTAATTGTAATTGTTTTTGGCTTACTGTCTGGAGAAACAGGTACTTCTAATCTTAAAAGACCGTTTTCCATTTTTGCCGTAATTTTAGTTAAATCAAATTTAGGACTAATCTTCCACCCTAAATCAAAAGACCTTTTAGCAATACCCTTGTGGATATATTCTCCTGCGTCTTGGTCTGAATCATTAGATTCGATGGTTGGTTTAGTATATGAAACCTTTAACATAGTTCCATCCTCTGTAGAAAGATTGATGTCTTCCTTATCTAACCCAACTGCAGCAATTTCAAATATTAATGCTTCTTCCGTATAGATAATGTCAACAGGATGGTTTATTTTCCTATCAACATTAGTCTCAAAAGCCGAAGCTTGGTCGAAAAAATTCTTAAATAATAAATCAGTTGGGAATAGTCTTGTGCCGAAAGGCGTGTTCACTCTTAGTGTTGTCATAATAATCTCCTTAGATAATTTTAATTGTGTTAAACATTAGTTTTAACTTATAACCGACTGACCCGCAGTACCAATCGTTATATAAAATAAATATCAAGCTTTAGCCGTTTTATTCACCTTTTTAACAGTAGTATTTTTAGATCTACTATTACTAGAATATTTACGCTTATAGTTTCTCTTAGGCTTATTTTCTTTAAGTGCCTGTTTTAGTAAATTAACTATCATTCGCTTATCTAGTATAATAGATTTTAGCTCTTTAATTTGTTTGCCTAGCCAGTAGGTAGTACCTAAACTACCCACTGCTATGCCTATGATTCCTCCTACTATTAGTAGTTGATGTTGAAATAATTCCATAATTTTCTCCTATCTATTTTGTTGCATATCAGAAACAACGTCCATAAAGCTAACGTGAGGAGTAGATGTTCTATCCATGCCTAATCGTTTTGATGTACGAGCAGCGTCTTTAGCATCGATCAAAGTTTCAATAAGCTTATTACATTCTGAGAATGTTAAGTCAAACTCTTTACCGCCAATATTAAGTGATCCTATTACCGGTTGATTAGCGTCTCCTTGTGGGGACAGTCCTGGTTTTCCTTTCCAAAATATGCTAGCCCAAGTAGAGCCAAATTTTGCAGGATTAAACTTTGTTCTTTCTTGTCTGTTGTTGTGATTAAATTTTTTTGCCATTTTTTTAATTGTTTTAGCATGATGCCTACTCTATTTCCTTTTTGGACGGGTTTTCAGCTTAACCCCGGTATGTATATCTTTCTTCAAACACTTTAAATAATAAAGTTATATAAAATATAATAAAAATTTTTGTAATATGAAAACTTTTTTCAACTTATTTTTGTAATTCTTTAATAAATTTTCTGTGTACTTCATCAAAGTGCCAATCTATATCGAAAAATTCTTCACTGGACATTTCACCAATTTTCATTTTCTTTTGGGCTTTCTTTAGGTCTTCCCAAGCATCTATAAATTCGTTAAATATTTTAGTAAATTTACTCATCGCCCCATTCTTTTCCGTCACTTGTAGCAAACGATTCAGGACTTTCAATATAATCAGTTGGATCGTAGGTTGATGTATCACCAGAAACTACTATGTGATTTAATGACTTTCTCAGTTTTTTCTTATTTCGCGTATTAATTCTATTCCAATATTCTACTGTATCTAGATTTCTCCAAGCCTCCCATGCAGTGTTAGCAATTGCTAGGTCGGGGTACTCTTCTCCAATAATATTTTTTCCGTCTTGGCTAATGTATGATTGACCAGATGGAGTAGCACTTAAGGTTGCTCCTGGAAATTTCTTTAATAATCTTTTTTTGGTTCTAGCAAATCTAGATAGAAATGCTTCTTTTGAATTTATCATATAACTTATTTTAGTTGTTTTTGTAATAATTACTTAGTTTTGTTTGTTCGTTTTTTGTAAGCTTGTAAAACCATGCGGTAAATTCTCCACCAGTTTTGTCTTGTACTTCTGCTAAAAGAGACTCTAATCCTTTTTCTCCAGAATAATCTCTTTCAACAACACCCATAGAAACTTGTTCTCTATTATTAATATCTCCAGATTTTCTACGGTATACTTTACCGTTATCGGGGTTTTTTTCAAATATATAGGGTATTTCTTCTCTAGATTTTATGCAGTCTTCTGGATTCCTATTTCTATTGTATTGCGAAACCAACCAATCTTCTTTTTTCATAGACATGTCTTGGAGATCGTATATACTTACCTTATTGTCCTCTAAAATTGCAAATTCATCTCTAGATATAGACACTTGAACATAGTCAGTCTCATATTTGTCAGGATCTTTTAGATTACTTACTGGCTCGGTTGAGTAATACTTAGTTATATTACCGCTTATTGCTTCTTCTTTTTTTATCCAAATATTTATTTTCATAACCTTTCTCGTTTTTATTTTTTGCTATATTGTATGCTGCCTCTATTTTGTCTCCATAACTAAAGAAATGTTTTCCTTTGCTATCTAAGCTTTTAGATACCTGAAGAACTTCTTCCCATATGCCTTCTTTATGGGCTTGATATAATATATCTTCTACTTTGTCTGACATTCTTTTTTATGTTCCTCAATTAACTTTTGCAGTTCACCGCATTTTTCATACTCTTCATATCTAATATAAAATTGTATTAACTTATTTGCCAAAGATACTGGATCTTTACTTCCCATTTCCCTTTTCATACCACTTATTCCGTGAGTCATAAATAACTCATATCCAGAATCCATAGCTCCTTTCTGTATGTCTTCAAAAAAGTTTTCAAGATCTATCATTTTAAAATCTCCAGAATCATGGTCAAATATATTCATTTTAATATTATATTTAGTTCAATTTTATCCGTGTATCCATCAGCAAATTCAGCAATTGATGTTATATGTATGGTATCGCCCTTCATTGATTTTACAGGGGCTAACATTATATTTATTTCACCATCTTCGGTACTATAACAAACCTCATTTATTGTAGGTACCTCAAAACCGTCAAACCAAGTTATATACGAAGTATCAACTGTACTATAGATATAAATATCATTTAGCATATTATTAAAGTGTATGATATAGCCTAAAGTATCTCCAATATACCAATAATGAGAACTAGTCCAATAAACTTTGGTTAAATCATATGTATTACTAACAGGTGATACTTTGCCTGAAATTCTATGTAAAGTTTGCCAACTCTCTGACATTGGTAAATGATAATAACCTGCAGAGTCAGCACTTAACCTTACGTCTAGTTCAAAATCGTGGCTAATTGGAACTGTTGTTTCTTTTTTGCAACCAAATAGTATTAACGCTAACGATATGTATATTATTTTATTCATTATGCTGTTGCGAACATTTTGTTTAGTGAATTTGCTAGAGGAACTAAAGAGTTAGTATCAATAAATTCAGCGTCTTTACCGTACATTTTAGTAAAGTTGCCTTTATCTGAACTGTAACCTCCAGTAATAAAATAGCTAAGAACTTTAATGCCTCTAGATTTCATATTGTCTACTTGTTTTTTAGTATGGTTAGAAGCTGCATCTCCATAGTAGGTAATATCTGCATTTTCAAAGTATGGTTCGCCATCACTAAAGTTAATAAAGAAACTTTCAACACCACTAGAACCATCAACAATTTCTCTTTGAATAGCTTCAAAGCAAAGACCTTCAGGAGTAGTACCTGGACAATTGATGTATTTGAATAAAGATTGTATCTTTGTAATCTTATCTTTTCTACTGTCATAGGCTATAAATATTGCTGGAGTCATTTTTTTACCTATTTGTTCGGTACTTCTATAAGATATAACTACTTCTAAGTTTTGTACCATTGAAGCTGCTTTAGCTATTGCAACAGTAGCTACTTGAGAATTTATCCATTTTTGTCCACTCATAGAGCCTGATGCGTCAACACTAATGTGAACTATTCCAGGCTTAAATCTTTCTTCAAACACCTGTTGAAATACGCTTTGATAGCCGTGTCCTAGACTAGCAACCAATCTTTTGTCTAATTTACCCTTGTTAAGTCTACTATATTTTAATGTTCGTTCATCGTTTCTAACTTGTAATTTTCTACCTAGTTTAGACCCTAAAACTATACCTTTATTGATAGCTTCTGCATTATTTTCAAATCTCCATTTGTATTGTTTAGAAAATGTTTGGTAGACATTAGACTCTGCTAGATTAGCTGAAATATTTTTAATAACTAAACAGTCTGTACCAGTACCAGTTTTATCATACCAATTTTTTGGAAGACCTTTACCAACGGTTTTTTGGTCTGAACCAGAATCAGCAATAGCTTGTACATTGTTTTTATCTTTTTTAGATAGGTTTGATTTCTTAACCTCGCCGTTTAAAAGTTCTTTTTGTTTTTCAATGGCTTTATCTAAACTTCTTTTTTGAGAATCTGATAATTCTATAGCTTTAGAAGCTTTACCATTATTAGATGGTGAACCTTGACTAGTAGAACCTTCATCCTCTACAATTTTCTTTGCAATATTATCAATATCTTCTTGGCTTAAATCTTTACTAGATGAACCATTACTTTCTTGACTAGAAGAACCTTCACCACTATTTTTTTGATTGTCTCCACCATCTTTTTGTTCTTCAACATTTTTAATTTCTGGAATATTTGAATCTATTACTTTGTATATCTCAGCTGCAACGTCTAATGCTTGACCTGTATTTTTAAGTCTATCGATATTCTTAAGATCTAATATAGACCAGATTTTTCTAAGGTCGGGAAGAGCATCAAGGTTTCTATTAACGTTTGTAAGATTAATTAAACGAAACATATATGAATCTAAATCAAGACTAGTTTTTTCTTCAGACCTAAGAGCTTTATCTATAACACTAGCATGAAAATATTTATCATATAAAGCTTTGTAATATCCTTGGTATCCAGGAGCTGATTTATAGATAAAGTTATCTATTCGTCTATCTTCTACATAATTTAATATTTGTTTAAGTGTAGATGCTACTTTATTAATAGCGTGCCTAGTATTTATTGTATGTGTATTAACATATTGGTCTTTTTCATCGTCCCACATTGTTTCATAATAGCCGTATTTCTCAGCTATTTCTGTAATATTAAAGTTTAATTTAATATACTCATCAAAATTGTCTTGTTTTAGAAGATCAAAATTTGTTAGTTTACAGTGAGAACCTTCGTGAAGTGCTAAACCAACAGTAGGGTCGAAATCTTTGTCTTTAATATTACCAGATATAACGACTTGTTTACCATCAGTAAAACTTTCGTCTTTGTTGCTGTATTTTACAGGAATGTTTTCTCCAGTTACGATTCGAACAAAGTTTGATATGGCTCTAAGAGTAGCAGCCATTTTTACGTAATCTTTACCAGGTTTAATATCTTCTCCAGTTAAAATATCTACAGTATCGTCTTGATCGAAGTCATACCAGAATGAGGAGTTTGAATGAGTGTTTGACATAGGTTTTGTTTGTTTGTTGTTATTTATAGTATAAATATAATAAAAATAAACGACATAAAAAAATCTGGGGTGATTATTTTCAATTTATTTTCAAAAGTTATTAACAATTTATTAACGTTTATTTTTTCCACTAATAAAGTCTTGTTGTTTTGAGATGGCATCATCTAATTCAGACGTGGTATCGTTAAATTTATTTGTGATTACCTTAGACTTTTTTCTAGTTGAACCGCTTAATACGTTCTTCTTTGTGAAGGCGTATTCTTTATTAGTTACCCCGTTAGACTCGATAATTCTATGTGGACCAACAGATGGGTACAACATAAAGCCTCTACTATCGTGCCTATCAGGTACCTGCATAGTATATAGAGTTTGCTTGTAGTCTGTTTCCAGATGATCCCATGAGTCACCTTGATAAGTCTGCTTGATGACTACCCCAATGTGAATAGATCCATCAAAGTATTTGAATTTTACCTCTGTACCTACTGGGTATTTGTGCTTAGCTTTTTTCATAATTAATGTTTGTTATTTATAGTATAAATATAATCAAAATAATTGACCCCTGAAAATCTGGATGATATAGTTATTAACAATTTACTGATAGTTATTAACAATACCGTGGGGCGGCGCGCGCGATTAACATGAGGTGGTCTCCGACGCGGTGGTTTCGCTCGATTCGTTTGTTATGCCTACGTGGCTCTCGCGAGCCTCTATTAAATCACGTATTACGGCACATTTTTCATATTCCTCGGTTTGTATAAAGTAGTTCATTATACCCGTAAGGTCTTCAGTCTCGGGATCGAAGGGGTTATGTACTAACATTAACTCATCATCCTTTACACTCTTCATATCGATACTTCCAGTTAAGATAGCATAACTATTGCGGTTGGCCTCGTCAAGCATTGATAGCTCACGTTGTCTCTCTTCCCAACTCTCCATTAGGCAGTAATGTTTCCCATTAACATATCTTTTTGTTGTTGGATTGCGGCCTTGAGTTCATCGATAGATTGACGTACAAGATACCTATCTCTATCTTCTTGATCGATAGGCATTTTTTCACCACTCACATTACCAGCATAATACTTTACGCCTTTAACATTTTGTTCCCATCTCTTAGGTTCAACGGTGTATCCAATGGGTGGTATCATTCTACCTACCTTAGACTTGTCGCCAAGACCAACAATACGGTCAACCTCGACTCTATAGGTTTGTTCACCCATAGCACACCAAACCCTTCCATTCATAGCATAGGATGAGGCAAGATAACCATGGCAATCTACCCAACGCCAGTTTGGTAGGCCTTTCTCGTTATAGATTAGTTTTTTGATTTGGAATTGGATTAGAGTACCGTGTTTGTAGTCTAATTTTGAGCTTTTTAAATACATAGTTTAAATTTTAGTTAGTATTAGTTAATTAGTTATAGGTAAATATAAGAAAAATAATCCACATAAAAAAATCAGGGGTGAGTTATTTAAAAAAGTTATTAACAATTTAGAAGCTACTATTTAAGAGTGGCAACTTATTGTATTGTGTGTAATGATTGGATATAAGGGCAGACTCAACAAGGGAGGCTACTTCTATAGGTAGGGGTAGGTATTCAACAGAGACATGATCCATTAAGTCTTTATAGGTACGATCTAGCTTGTA